AACTAAAACCATTTGTATGAAAAAAAATCCCCCAGAAAAAATGTTCCACATATACCTCAAAGGAGAATGTGTGATGAATAGTTTAGATAGTGAGAGATTCAGAGAGCAGTGGGAGCAATTGAATTGTATGGTAGGATTAATGAAGACTGAATATGTAAAGGAGGATCTCTCTTATGAGGAGGTAGAGATAACCCCCTATGATCTTTCTGAGAATTCATATTGACAGTTATACATAGACCTGATAGAATTATAGAGTTAATGGAGTGAATTTTATCCAATGGCAAAAGGATTTACAGTAAAGGCATCAAAACCCAAAGGTGGTAGTAAAGGACCTGAATGGGACATTGATGCAATTAAGCAGAGGATGCGTGGTAAGACCATTGTATTCTGTCTGCCTGGGCGTGGTTGTTCATATGTGTTTATGAAGAACTTTGTGCAATTATGTTTTGACTTGGTACAAAACCAGATGGCAATCCAGATTAGTCAGGATTATTCATCTATGGTTAACTTTGCACGTTGTAAGTGTTTAGGTGCTAATGTACTGCGTGGTCCCAATCAGATTCCTTGGGATGGTAAGTTGAACTATGATTACCAGTTGTGGATTGATAGTGATATTGTATTCAATACTGAGAAGTTCTGGCAGTTGTGTGATTTGGCATTACCTGCTGATTCAGTAGATGAAGAAGGTAATGAGATTGAAGGAAAGGATCATCCAATTTCAGCAGGATGGTACAGTACTGAGGATGGACAGACTACATCTGTTGCACACTGGTTAGAGGAAGATGATTTCAGAACCAATGGTGGTGTAATGAATCATGAGATGGTAGATGGTATTCAGAAGCGTAAGAAACCATTCACTGTAGATTATACAGGGTTTGGATGGGTGATGATTAAGAAGGGTGTGTTTGAGAATGAGAAGATGCCATATCCATGGTTTGCACCAAAGATGCAAGTCTTTGAATCTGGTGCAGTACAAGATATGTGTGGAGAAGATGTCTCATTCTGTTTAGATGCTATTGATGCAGGATATGAGATCTGGTGTGATCCACGCATCAGAGTGGGTCATGAGAAGACAAGAGTTATTTGAGGTAAGTTATGGCAAAAATGAAGAAGTCACTGTTGGGTTCAGTGTTTATTGAATCCCAACCCAAGAAGACTAGACAAGGATCAGGGCAGCACACAAAGTATGCTGCAACCAGCAGTAATAATAAGAAGAAGCGTTATAGAGGACAGGGCAGGTGATACAAAGGGGCAGCAATGCTCCTTTTTTTTATGTTATAATAGTCTTATAGATAAAAAACCGCGTAAAAAAAATCTTCCTTTACTATGGCTTGTTTAATTGTAAATCTACCCTCAGTTGAAGTTTGGGTGCGTAAAGAATACCTTACTGACCATCAAAGTGGACATGGTGAGTTTGTTAAGGGTGTATGGGTTAGTGCTAAGAGTATTCCTGGAAGGGCATTTTATTTTGAAACCTATCTTCCTGAATATGCTGCAATGTATGATAAGTTACCTATCAGTGCATTTGTTAGTGAACCAAAGACACCTGATCCTGATATGACGCTTCATAACCTACAGTTTTGGAATTGTATGGATTATGGGGTTACTGCCATCACAAAGCAGTTTATTGGGTCCATGGACTATGAGGTCTATACAAGGGATTATGGGACCATGAAGGGCACTTATGTCTGTACTATAGACAACTACCACCAAGATCCTGATTTAGTGGATTACAGCACCTCTGAGACTCCTGCTGAACATAAGTCCCATAATCTAATTGAATTGGATAATGGACAGTATTGTCTGTATCCTAATAATAGAACTAGGATTTATGATAATAGTTTGACACCTGATAATCCAAAGACACCAGACTTCAAGGTATCTACTATTGAATATCAAGTGGAGTGTGGTTATGAAAAGGATGGTTTAGGTGATCAGGATTCTTACTTCTGGAAAACATCTAAGGAAAGAGAACAAGAAGATTCTATTGACATGTATAAATCACAAGATGGAAGATACAGTGATCCACAATAAATAATTTATTATGAGGAGATGGGAGATGAAACGTCAGAACAAGAGACCTGAAAGGGTTTTGGAACTGATGAAAAAGGATCATGGCACAAACAGTCTAGTAACTGATTATGGTGGTTACTATGATCAGATCACTACAAAGCAGGAGAAAAAAGATGACAAATGATTTCTTAGATAACATTGGTAATGATCTACATCAGAAGATGTTAAGGGAGATTTCTAATGATGATAAAACCCCTAAGAACCGCAAGAGATTGGTTGAAGACGGATTTTATGAAGCAACTGATTGTTCTGACCCTTCTCATATCTGCACTTGTGGTGCTGAACAGACATTAACTGAATAAAAGTGTAATAAATAAGGTAGAATTTCTGTATCATCTTGCCAGTTCAAAGGGTTAGTAAACCATTTAAGGACATTAGTTCTACCTTTCAAATTAATCCTCTTAATAGGGATTTGATTGGTCTTACTAATGAGAATGCTATTGCTAGATCAATACGCAATCTTATTTTAACAAGACCAGGTGAAAGACCCTTTAATCCAATCTTGGGTAGTAATGTTAGTGGATTGCTGTTTGAAAGTCTAGATCAAATCACAGCATCTAATATTAAGTCTGAGATTACAACTACTATTGATAATTTTGAACCAAGGATAAAGTTAGACGAAGTAATCGTAAAACCTAATCTTGATAATAATGCTTTTGATGTTTCAATTAGATACACTGTAGTTGGTGTATCAGCAAGTATACAAGTACTTTCATTTGCATTAGAGCTCACTAGGTAAATGCCTTTAGTTAATTTTAGCAACGTAGATTTTGATCAGATAAAAACCTCAATCAGGGATTACCTGCGTGCGAATTCTAAATTCACAGATTATGATTATGAGGGATCAAACTTATCTACAATCATAGATCTGTTAGCATATAACACTTACATCACTTCATACAATACCAATATGGTATCAAATGAAGTGTTCTTGGATAGTGCAACCTTAAGGGAGAATGTGGTCTCTCTGGCACGTAACATAGGTTATGTGCCTAAGTCTAGAAATGCACCAAGGGCAAAGGTGTCCTTCTCTGTTGATATGTCCAATACCACTGCTATTTCTGTTACACTGAAAGCAGGTATTGCCTTTATCAATAGTTCAACATTTGGTACAGAAGCATATACCTTCTCTATTCCAAAAGATATTACAGTGCCTGTCAACTCAGAGGGTTTAGCACTCTTTGATGGTATTGACATTTATGAAGGAACATATATTACTCAATCATTTACAGTTAACTCAAGACTCCCTAATCAAAAGTATATTTTAACCAATAGTGGTATTGATACTGATTTGATTACTGTTACTGTAAGAGAATCAGATGGTTCAACAGTATCAAGAGTATTCAATCAATATAACAGTCTATTTGATATTGATGGTGAATCACCAATTTACTTTATCAATGAAATAGAAAGTGAAAGATATGAATTACTATTTGGTGATGGTTTATTAGGTGCTAAGGTAGAAGCACCACAAGTTATTGATGTTGGTTATATTACATCCAGTGGTTCTAGTGGCAATAACATTGAAGAGTTTGCTTATGCTGGTTCTTTAGTTGATAATGCTGGCACACCTATTACAAATGGTATCTCACTAGTCTTCACTGACACCAAGTCATTTGGTGGTTCTGCTATTGAAAGTGTTGAATCAATTAAAAAGTTTGCACCACAGATCTATGCTTCACAGAATAGAGCAGTGACTGCTTCTGACTATGAGGCACTTGTTCCTAGAGTTTATACAGAAGCAGAATCAGTTTCTGCCTTTGGTGGTGAGGAACTGAATCCACCAAAGTATGGTAAGGTATTCATCAGTGTAAAACCAATCAATGGTGTTTATCTGTCATCTTCCATTAAAGATGATATTCAAAGACAATTAAGAAAATATTCTGTAGCAGGTATTGTCACTGAGATTGTAGATCTCAAGTATCTGTATATTGAAACTGATAGTTCTGTATATTATAATACAAATCAAGCACCATCACCTAGTGTTGTATCAAGACTAGTGCAAAACAACTTGATCTCATATGCTGATTCAACTGAACTGAATAAGTTTGGTGCTAGATTCAAGTATTCCAAGTATCAAAAGATTATTGATGATAGTCATCAATCTGTCACATCTAACATCACAAAGGTTCAGATGCGCAGAGACCTTGAGGCAGTAATGAATACTTTTGCTGAGTATGAGATTTGCTTTGGTAATAGATTCTATATCAATAATCATGGTCATGGCACTCATGGTGGTCAGATTGGATATAACATTAAATCATCTGGATTTAAGGTAAGTGGTATTGCTGACACACTATATCTGGGGGATAGTCCAAACCAAGGACTCAAGACTGGTACAATATTCCTGTTCAAGTTGAATTCACCAACTGAACCAGTTATTGTTAAGTCATCAGTTGGTACTATTGACTACATCAAGGGTGAGATTATGTTGAACCCAATTAAGGTCATTTCTACTGAGGTAAATAGAGGAGCACCCTTAATAGAAATATCTGCTGTTCCTTACTCAAATGATGTCATTGGTTTACAAGATCTCTATCTTCAACTTGATACATCACAAATTATAGTAAGCACTGTATCTGATCAAATTGCTTCTGGTGATGATATCTCTGGTAGTAATTACATTGTAACCTCTAGTTACATAGATGGTGATCTGGTAAGAGGCACACCAATTCTTACTTCAGATACAAGAGTAAGAGGTATAACACCTGAAGGTTTCACAACAACCAATCAAGGTGTTATTACAAGACAGGCATCTACAAACACAGGTACTGCTGGTCAAACCACATCAGGGACTACAGGTTCCACAGGTTCTACCAGTTCCTCAGGTTCCACCAGTTCCTCAGGTTCAACAGGTTCTTCTTCAGGTTCTTCAGGTTCATACTCCTATTAATAAGAAATGGCAGTAGATAGAGTAAAATTCCAAGAAATCGTTTCTAGCCAAGTCCCTGACTATGTTAGAGATGATTTTCCTTTGCTTATAGAATTTCTAGAGGAGTATTATAAGTCTCAAGAATTTCAGGGTGGTTCTATTGATATTGCTGAAAACATTGATAAGTATGTCAAGGTTGGCGATATCTACAATGTAATTACTGAAACCAGATTGAGTGCTGCTATTGACTCTTCTGATACTACCATCAGTCTTGATAGTAATACTAATTTTACAGATGGATTTCCTGAAAAGAATGGTTTGATTCAAATCAATTCTGAAATCATCAAGTACGACTACAAGACAGAAAGAACTTTTGAGGGGTGTACAAGGGGTTTCAGTGGCATTACAACCTATGTTGGGTCAAATACCCCTGACCAGTTGGTATTTGAAGAAACTGTTGCTGCTGATCATAAGAAAGGTGCGACTGTTTATAATCTCAATGTAAGATTTCTGCAGGAATTTTTCAAAAAAATAAAAAATCAATATACCAATGGTTTCTCTGATAGAACTCTTGCTGATGATATAAACCAGAGAAACTTTGTATTTGGTGCTAATAGTTTTTACAAAGCAAAGGGAACAGATCAAGGATTTAAAATTCTGTTCAAGACATTATATGGCGTAGATGTAGATATCATCAAACCAAGTGAATACCTCCTGAAACCATCTGATGCTGACTACAGAGTCACACAGGACTATGTGGTGGAGGATTACATTGGTGATCCAATGAACCTGAAGAATCTTACAATATTCCAGGATTCAATGAATGCCAGGGGTACGGTTACTGATGTTGAATTAATCAGATCTGTAGGAGATAATAAGTTCTATCAAATTTCTATTGACTATGGATACAGAAGAGATATTGATGTATTTGGTACAATTAGAGGTTCTTTCAAAGCAACACCCAAAACACAACTTATCAATAATGTAGCAGTAGGTAAGACTGTTATTGATGTTGACTCTACAGTTGGTTTTGCTAAGTCTGGATTTTTATCAATATTCAATGCTGATGGTGATGAAGATCTTCTGTATTACACTGATAAAACTTTAACACAGTTTATTGGTTTAACTACAACCACAACCATTCTTGAAGATGGTGCTGATGTAAGATATGATGAATATGTCTATGGTTATGTTGGTGTTGGTACTGCTAATGAGATTAGGGCAAAAATTACCTCTACTCTGAAAGAGTTCAAACTTTTAGAAGAAGAGCGTCTGTTCAATAAAGGTGATAAAATCAATGTCCAGACACTTGGTCTGATTTCCAAGCAAAAGAAAGCAAATATTTGGAAAGAGAATATCAAGACTAATTGGAATGTCAAAAAAATTGAAGTAGTTGACTTAACACAGATCAAATATAAAGTAAATACATTTGATGAAGTATTCTTCTATCCAGGTAATGTAGTTACCTTTACATCATCTAATGGTGTTGTAAGAGAAGGTGAGATCAGCAATGTTACAACACCAAATGAATTTATTGTTGTATTAGACAATATAATCCTTCCTGCTGATCTGGATAAAAAATATACTGTTGAGAACAAAGTATTAAAGGGTAAGTCAAGCAGATATCCACTTCTTGAGAAGTTCAATGCTAATGTTCTCAACACATATGAAAAGACTAATGGTCAGTTTTTGGTAGCATCAAACTCAATTGCTAACTTTGATAATAAACTGAACACAAATGCTTTTGACAAGATCACAACATTCTCTGGTAAAGCAAATGGTGATGAACTGACAATTATTGATACATCACCACAAACCATTTATAAGGATCATGGTTACTATACTGGTGATGTAGTTTATCTGGAATCTAATGTAAGCACTGCTTCTACTACAGTTGGCAATCTTCCATTTTTCACTACAACAGAAAGTAAGTTTTCCAATGTAGATAATGGAGTCTACTTTGTTAAGAGACTGAATGCCACCACTATTAAACTGGCACTGAGTCAGGCAGATTTGTATGCTAACAGATTCATTTCTCCTGCAGGGACTGTTACAGATAATAAATTATACTATTTCAAACACTATGAGAAAGAATTAATACCACAAAAGATTTACAGAGAAATTGGAACTCCCTCAACAAAGAGTGGTGATTTTCCAACTCCTGCAGGATATACTGGTATCTTTAATAATGGTGTTGAACTATTAAACTACAAATCAGATGATTCTGTCACATATGGTGGTATTAGAGAGTTCAGAGTCACTGATGGTGGTTTTGGATATGATGTAATCAATCCACCACTTCTCAAGGTTGATGATATCCTTGGTGTTGGTGCCACTGGTGTGTGTGCTGTCAACGGATCACTACAAGAGATCAGAGTTATTGATCAAGGATATGACTATCTGGATCAACCTATTATTGAAATCACTGGTGGTAATGGATCAGGTGCTACTGCTAAAGTAAACTTAGCATCTGTCTCTAATGAAGTAATCTTCAATGCTGATCCTGGTCCAGCATCTGGTGTTAACTTGGGACAAGATAGGATTGGATTTACATCCTTCCACAAGTTTAGACAAAATGAGAAGATTGTTTATGTAACTGGTGGTGTGAAAGCAGTTGCTGGATTAAGCACTAATGAATCATACTTCTGTAATATTATCAATAATAGTGTAATTACACTTCATGTAAATACACAAGATTCAGAAGCAGGCATCAATACTATTGGCCTCAGTGGATATGGTGTAGGTAAGCAAGCATTCAGATCTGCAAAACAGAAAAAGATTGTTTCAAACATTCTTGTAACTAATTCTGGTAAAGGTTATCAGAATAAAGAGAGAAGAATCAATGCAGTTGGTGTGAATACATCATCAAATGTATTCACTATTGGAAATCATGGATATGAAAGTGGTGAATGTATTAAGTATGCTGTTGACTCTACTTCTATTCAAGGATTGAGTTCTTCAAAAGAATATTATGTCAGGAAAAAAAGTGATGACCAATTCATGTTGGCAGAAGTTGGAACAGGTATCACCAGTAAGAAATATTTTTATGACAACAATATTTTTGTTGATGTTAAATCACCAGGTGATGGAACATTTAATTATAAACCAATCTCAGTATCAATAAAGGGCACTATTGGTGTCAACACCTCAACAGGTCAGGATTTCAATGCTGTAATTGAACCAATCTTCAGAGGTGAAATTGACTCAATTGATCTGAGAGATCCTGGTGTTGGTTATGGTTCATCTGAAATCTTAAACTTTAAGAGACAACCAGCAATCAGATTTGCTGCTGGTAGTGGCGCACAACTAACACCTATTATTTCAAATGGTAGGATCCTTGAGGTTGTTGTTAACACTGGAGGAAAAAACTATAACTCACCACCAAACATGGTATTGAGTGGTATTGGTTCATTTGCTAAACTGACACCAATCTTGAAAGATGGTTCTATTACTGAAGTTAAAGTAATAAGTGGTGGTATTGGGTATCAGAATGATACAAGACTGATTGTAACTCCTGCTGGTTTGGATTGTAAGGTTCAGGCAGATATTGATAATTGGACAGTTAACCTTTATGAAAAAGGAAAGGATAATATTAAAGATGATGATGGTTTTGTTGAATCTGACATCTCCAATCAATCACTTCAATATTCTTACCTGTATGCTCCACGTAGATTAAGAGAGACAACTTTCTCAACTTCTAATGATGGAAAGGTTGACTATGGTACAACTGACCTCCTCAAGGTAGGTGATACTGAAACTGTTTCTACAAATCACTCACCAATCATTGGTTGGGCATATGATGGCAATCCAATCTATGGTCCTTATGGATATAACAAGCAATCTGGTGGTCCTGTCAAGAAATTAAAGAGTGGATATGAATTAAGAACTCAGCAGGTCAACAGACCACCTCTTAGTGTATATCCTGCTGGTTTCTTTGTAGAGGACTATGTTTACACAGGAACTGGTGATCTTGACCAATTCAATGGTAGATTTGCTGTAACACCAGACTTCCCACTTGGTGTTTATGCATACTACACCACATTCAATGAAGTTACAGCAAGCACAGGTCCATTCAACAGATATAATGAACCAGTCTTCCCATATGTAATTGGTAATGCTTATAAGTCTGAACCTATTGACTTCAACTTTAAGAAGATTTCAAATCATATTGATTATGATATTGAGGCAAATCAATGGTTGAGAAATACCAAGTCATATAATATGACTAAAGGTTCAAGTGGATACAAATATATTTTCAATCCTAATGACACAAAACCATCAATCATAGACATCACTGCTGTCAGTTCTGGTTCAGTAGAAACAATTGGTGTTACTACTGGTGGTTTTGATTACAGAGTTGGTGACAAAGTTAACTTTGATAATGATGGAACAAGTGGTAGTGGTGCTAATGCAAGAGTAGAAAGAATTGAAGGTAAAACTATTTCTACTGTAAGTGTAGCATCTACACAAATTGATGGTGTTGAATTTATTCCACATGTCAACCAAAGTAAATTTATTGGTATCTCATCTGAACCACACAACTACAAAAAAGATGACATTGTTGTGATAAGTGGTCTTTCAAGACATTTTGATGGGTTTGATGGTCAGTATAAAGTTGGCATTGACAGTGGTTACTTTAAACTGGGTGCTGATGGTATCTCTGATGTGTCAACAACTGGTATTATCACTTTCATACCACTGATTGGTAGACTCCAATATCCATTCATTCAGAATAATGATATCTTGGATATAACTGGTGAGAAAGTAAAGGTACTGAAAATTGACCATTTTAATGATAGAGTTCTTGTACAAAGAACTATGTTCGGAACTTCAGGTCCATCTAAAGTTGGTCTGACTCAAGTATTCCAGGATCCTAGAAAATTCTCTATCAATGTTGGAACTTTAAGAACCACACAAACTTTACAGTTTAATAAAGAAATTTATTTTAATCCAGTTGAAACATTAGGTATTGGTACAGTTGGTGCTGGAACCACACTTCGTTTCTCCAACCCAGGTGCTGCAGCAACCTCTTCACTTAATGTTCCTGACAGAGTAATTTACTATCCATTCCATGGTTTCAATTTAAATGATCCTGTAAAATATTCTACAGGTGGTGGTAATCCAATTGTTGTTTGGACTGGACAATCAGGTGTAGGCACACTACCACTGGATGCTGTAGGTGTTAACACACTTTATGCTGTTCCTGTAAGTAATAGATTCATTGGATTGTCAACCACTAAGGTTGGTCTCACCACTCTTGGATATCAAGGGGTAAATGGTGGATCAGGTCTCATGTATTTCACCAATATTGGTACAGGTGTAAATCATAGTCTAGAAACTGATCTGGATAATGTTCTCAAAGCAAGAGTAGAGCAACATGTAGTCACTGTCTCTACTGGTTCTACTCATGGATTATCTCAAAATGATAAGATTGAATTTGCAATCAATCCTAAAAATCAAATTGATGTAATTGTCAAGTACGATGATTTCAATAGAAGAATAGTATTTGATCCCAAAACATTTACTGCTAATGATGTTGATGTAAACAACAATGCTATTATATTCAACAATAGACCATTCAAGACTGGTGACAAAGTTATCTTCACTGGCACAACTGGTGGTTTAATTAATGAGGGAATGTATTATGTTTATAATTATTCTCCAGAATCCATTAAACTAGTTACACATAAGTCTGAATTGAATCAGATTAATCCAAAATTTGTTCAAATCACAAGTAAGTCAGGTGGAACTTTATCTAAAGTCAACCCACTAGTAAATGCTAGCAGAAATAATAAAGTCAAATTTGATCTTTCTGATGAATCACTCTCATTCCTCTCCAATGGTGTTAGATATCCTGCTTTCAAATTAGAATTGTTCACTGATCCAGGTTATGAATCACAGTTTGTCAGCACTGGACTTTCTGATGCATTTGAAGTAACTAGTTCTGGTGAGATTGGTATTGATGCTACTGCACATTTGTCTGTTACAATTTCAGATTCTGTTCCTTCAATTCTTTACTATCTTTTCAAGAGAGTAAATATTGATTTCCTCCTTGATGTTAAGAGTGAGATTTTTGTAGACCAAGATGTAGCATCCTTCAATCAAATTGAAGTTGTTGCTACTGAATATGATGGAATTCATGATGTATCAACTATCCAATCAACATCATTCACTTATAATCTTCCAAGGAGACCAGTTACCTCTTCCTATAACACTTCATCATCAACACCCACTTACAATACAAATTCAAAAACTGCTTATGGTGCCATCAATAAGGTACAAGTAATTAGTGGTGGTTATGGATATAGAGAACTTCCTGGTATCAGTAGTACTACTAGTGGAATTGGAACTGAAGCACTTTTGTATGCTGACAGCACAAACATTGGTAAAATTTTAGAACAAAGATTCTCTTCTAAAAATATTGGTTATGATTATCCATCTGATAACACAATTAGAGCAGTTGCAAATCTTCCAGAGATTCTTGAAATTGCTCCACTCAATGAGTTTGAATCAATTGGTATCAACTCAGTTGGTAGAAATTATCTAGTACCACCTGACTTGATTGTTCAAGATGGTCTTACTGGTAATGTGATTACAGATGCTCAACTTGAATATAAGTTGACAGATAAAAAAGTAGATATTGTTAGAAATGCTACAGGTCTCTTCAATGTAACTCCAAGAATTATTGCTATCAATAATTCAAATGGTGTTGGTATTCTTTCTGCACTTTATACAGAGGGAACAAAGGTTGTAAGACTTTTCCTTGACACAACTTTCAGTGATGCTGAAACCTTCCCATATAAGGTTGGTGAGAAAGTAATGGTTGAGGGCATCAACATTGGTCAAATTGGTGTTGATACAACAGGATCTGGTTACAACTCTGCTGATTACAATTATGATTACTTCAATGTTGTAGGTGTCAATACTGCTCTTGGTGGTACTGGTGCTTATGTTGATTATTCTCTTGCAAATTCACTTGGTTCAAATAAGTTCCCTGGTGAGATAATTCGTGGATTGAATGGAAAGGTAAATGGAAGAGTAATTCCTGCTTCACATCTGCCATTCTTCACTGCTATCTTGACAGTTAAGGACTTTTTCCTTAATGAAAAATTAGATAACTTCAAAGGTGCAACTGGAGAGGTTCAAAGTTGGAATAACAAGACTAAGATACTGAAAGTTTCCTCAAAGTCAGAATATCAAATTGGTGACAATGTTAGAGGTGAAACTTCACTGGCAGAGGGTATTATAATCAAGAAGTATGATTTTAAATCAGAAATTGAAGTTGGTGCTGGTGCCACTATTGTTAGAGGTTGGACTAGAAACACTGGTTTCTTAAATGATGATCTACAGAGATTGCCTAATAATGAATATTATCAGAATTTCTCTTACTCACTTAAGTCTATTATTCCAAATCAGACTTGGGATGAATCAGTTGGTGCTTTAAATCACACATCTGGTTTTGGTAGATTTGGTGATCTGCAGATTATCAGTACACCTGATAATACCACAAGTCTGATTCCTGTTGCTGATGAATCAAACATTGAAACAGTTGTTGAAATCACATCTGAAAAATCAATGGTCTGTTTTGATGACTTTGATGAAGTTACAGAAAATGACTTCCAAACCAATGGAAGAACTTTAAGTAATGAAATTTTGTTTGAAAATAGAATTCTGTCAGACTACTTCCAGTCTATTGGAAACAGAGTCCTTGATATTGATGACTTCAGTAGTCAGTTTGAAAGTAACGAAAGATCAGAAGCATTTACAGCAATTGAGTCTTATAAAGATAATTATGTTTTTAATAAAATCTTTTCTTTTGCTAAAGATAAGAACTTTACTGATGAGAGACAACTGACTCAAATTTCTATTATCAAGAGACCTAACACTGTAGGTTTTGTTAATGAGTTTGTATATGAAACATTTCCTGTCCTTGGTTTCTATGACACAATTGATACTCCTGATGGTTGGAATCTGACTTTCAATCCAGTTAAGTTTGCTGTCAATAATTATGATGTTTCTACATTCTCATTCAATATATTTGATGATGTAACCACTACTGATGCAAAGTCATATGGCACTGTTGCTTCTGTATTCTCAAGTCAGACTGGTATTTCAGGTCCTGCTAATCAGAGACATGATATTGTAACAACAAATGCCTCAAACAGAGCACTTAAAGTATTTGCCCTGTTTGAAGAAGTCAATACTCAAGACTTCTATGGTATTGAGATTTCTGCTATTCATGATGGTTCAGAAGTTTATATGGATGAATTTGGTGCCATCACCAATACATCTGAAGCAACTCCATATGGTGCAGGTATTGGCACATATGGTGGCAGGTTGCAGGGTGGTAATCTGGTTATTGAATTCTATCCAAATGTTGCTGCTGCTATCACTTGTAATGCTGTATCAGTTGCAATGGCAGGTGCTGGTATTGGTACAGGTTCTGAAGAACTTTCTGTTCATAGACAGGGTTCTAACTACAAGTCAATTTCTGCTTCTGGTTCACCAACAGCACATGTAATTGGTAGTTACACTGCTCCATTCTATGGTGGTTATTATATTGTATCTGTTGAAAATACAACTGATTCTGAATATGAAATGTCTGAAGTATTGGCAATTAACTCTGATAGAAATGAAGTGATATCACAGTTTGGTATGATCAACACTGAAGATCCACCATTTGGTTACACTGGAATTGGTACTGTTGGTATTACATCAACAGGAACTGGTAGAAATATTGTCTACACTCCTCCTGCTAATAAGGATGTCAAAGTTAGAACTTTCTACATGGAAGGAAAAGTCTTTGATGATAATTCCTTTACCTCTGTTGTTGATCTAAAGAATGGTAGAATTCAATCTAACAGAGGGGTGTACACTGGAACTAAGAATAGTGTAAGAACATCATTTGAACTTTCACACAGAGGAAATCCAATCTTCCAAAGAGAGATTAATCCTGCTGACACATCTGTAGTTGATGTACAAAACAACATTATTACACTGACCAATCACTTCTTTAACACTGGTGAAGAATTGTTCTACAGTGCTACTGATAGTGATGATACTCCAATTGCAATTACAAGTACAGTTGTTCCAGGCATTGGTGCTACAACCTTCCTGCCACCTACTGTTTTTGCTGTTAAGTTGGATGATCAAAGAATCAGACTTGCCAAGTCTGCTGAAGATGCTCTTAATGAGATTCCAGTTACTTTCAACTTCCAATCAGTTGGTGTTGGTAACTCCCACTTCTTCATCTCCACAAAGCAGAATGCTAAAGCACTGATTGCCATTGATAATATGGTTCAGTCACCAGTAAGTCCTACTCCTGTGACAACAACACTGGCATCTCCACTGGCATTTGATTTTGAAGTAAATCTTGCTGGTATTACATCAATCTTTGCTGATGATTTACTGCAGATTGATAATGAAATTGTACAAGTCCAACAACGTAAGAGTGGAAATGTAATTGAGGTTCAGAGAGCATATATGGGTACACAAATTGCTACTCATACTGCTGGAACTACTGTAACAAAACTGAGTGGTAATTATAATATTACCAAGAACACTCTGAACTTTGCATCTGCTCCATATGGTAATATTCCATTAAGTTCCACAACTTCACCACCAGATGAAAGAGACTTCCTGGGTATAACCACAAGTTCTACATTCCAAGGTAGAACATTTATGAAGCGTGCTGCTATTGGTTCAACATTAGAAACTTATACAACTAATGTTGTATTTGATGACATTTCACATCAATTCACTGGTATCAGAAGTGACTTTATTCTGAAGCACAATGGTAATAACATTTCAGGTATTACCAGTGACACCTTCATTATGGTTAATGGTATTGTTCAAAAACCAACTGGATTGTTAGTTGGTGATTACCAAGTTAATGAGGATATCATTGCAGGTGTCAGCACACTCAAGTTTATGGGTCGTAGAGATGGTGCAATCATCAGTGACCCACAAGGTTATGATTACAATAGAGGTGGTCTTCCAGTTGGTGGCATTATTGAATCTGTTGGTTCAGAACCTGGTGCTAATTATCAGCCTTTGATTGGTGCTGGTGGTACAGCAATTGTATCTATTGCTGGTACAATTCAATCAATTGCAATTGGTAACACTGGTTCAGGTTATAGATCTGGTGCTCAAGATGTCAATGTTGGTGTTAGAACCTATGGTGGCATTGAGTTCATTGGAACAGCAACCATCTCTGGTGGTAATATTGTATCCATTGCAGTCACTAATCCAGGTGCTGGATATACATCTACTAATCCTCCAACAGTAGAAATTGATGAACCACTTCCATATTTCAATATGCCTCTTTCCTATGCTACTGGTTCTCCAGTAGGAAGTGGAAGATCAGCAACAGTTGATGTTACTGTTGGAATGGCAGGAAGCATCACTAACTTTGAAATCAGAGATCCTGGATATGGTTATGGCAACAGTGAATCTCTGACTATACCTACAGGTGGTGCTTTGGGTATTCCACTGTCTGGTCCTTTGACTGAATTTAAACTGAATATTGATAGAGTATTCAATGATAGATTTGGTGGATTCTCTGTTGGTGAATTCCAAATGTTGGATGACATCTCAATTCAGTTTGATGGAGTTAGAACAGCATTTAACCTGACATTTGATGGTCTACCAATCTCTATTCAAGCAGGTAGAGATTCACAAGTTGATGTTGAGAAGACACTGATTGTATTTGTAAATGATATTCTCCAGGAACCTGGCAAATCATATACATTTAATGGTGGTAGTTTGATTAGATTTAAAGAAGCACCTAAAGCAGGATTTGCTGAATATCCTAATAGTAGAGATAAGGTTGTAATTCTGTTCTATAAGGGTGCTGGTGATATTGATGTTGTTTTCACTGATGTTCTGGAAACAATTAAGAGAGGTGATACACTCAACATTGATAACAACCCAGGTCTTGGACAACCAATCACATTTGATGAGGAGATGAGAGTTGTATCTGGTATTAACACTGTTGATGTTGTTAATACTAACAACTATCCTGGTCCAGGTATTCTCACAGACAAGTCAATCTTGAGACCTGTCTCCTGGTGTAGGCAGCAAACTGATAGAATAATTGATGGTCAATATGTTGCTAAAGATAGAATAGAGCAAGAACCTGAAATCTACCCTGCAGCATATCTGATTAACCCTGTCAGTGTTGCTACCTCACAGGTTTATGTGCATAACTTGAGACCACTGTTTGACAGCAACAATGAAGCACCTATCACTTCATTCCAGAATAATATTATGATCAACACCCAAAAGGTTGTTGTCAGTCCTGTAGTCACTGCTACAGTTTCTGCTGGTGGTTCTGTCACAGCACTGAATATTGTTAATGCAGGTGTTGGATACACTGTGGGTGATGTTGCTGAAATCAGCATTGGTGAACCTGGTATTGGAACAAGAGCAACTGCTACAGTAACTCTTGCTGATGGTAAAATTGGTAATGTAAATATCACAGAAAATGGAGCA